AGACGGAAGAATGGAGGTCAACTTTGGGCCTTTCATTCCCTATGCCAAAGAATACGACTTCATTATCAACAAGAAACTCGTACAAACGGTGTTTGAAGCAAAGCCCCAACTCGAAACTAATTTTAAAGTTGCGACAGGTAATAACAGAGTCAGAGGACAAAAATAGATAATGAAAGATATGACAAGTGAAATTCTGAAATCAGTTGTAGCACATGCTGATGGAATGATTGCAAAACACAAAACGAATGTGCTAGTTCAATGTAAGAACTCAGTAGGTGTTGCTGAACACGGCGACCATATTGAGACAATTCAAAAAGAAATGGAATCTATTGCACATTACGAAGATATAAAAGATGTCGTTAGAAAACATTTTACAGAATACGGCGATAAGTCCCTTTTAAACGAATAGTCTTTGTAGTATAATAACTACATGGATTTTTATACAAGCGTATGCCGTAGTCGTGACAAGATACATGTCATCGGTTATCAGAACGGCGAAAAGAAAAAACTGTCTGTATCATACAGACCAAATCATTATATTCTATCTAAGAAAGGTCAATCACCTTACAGAGCATTAGATGGCAGACCTCTAGAGGTTGTCAATCTTAACTCTATGGGTGGGGCAAGAAAGTTCAGAGAGAAGTATTCTGGCGTAGAGGGTTTCGAAGTACATGGTTACGATAGATACATCTACACTTATATTGCTGACAAATTTCAAGGTCATATTGAATACGACCCAAATCTAATTAAGATTGCGACACTTGATATTGAGTGTGAATCTGAGAATGGGTTTCCAGACCCAATGATTGCTCAAGAAAGAATCAATGCAATCACAATAAAACCATTCGGTAAAGAACCACAAGTCTTCGGCATCGGACCTTGGGACCATGAACAGAACTTAGTCTATCACGAATGTAAAAACGAATCAGACTTGATGATGAAGTTCGTCAAGTATTGGCGTAGTCAGTGGTTTGATATCATCACAGGTTGGAATGTAAACTCTTTTGATATTACATATATCTGTAATCGTATCGATAAACTATTCGGTGAAGATGAACATAGAAAGTTATCACCATGGGGTCTTGTAAACTGTAGAGAGTTTACATCTATGGGGTATCAGAAACAACAAGTCTACACACTAGAAGGCGTGAATGTCATTGACTACCTTGAACTATACAGAAACAGAACATTCGCTAACAGAGAATCATATACACTTGATTACATCTCACACTTTGAATTGGGTAAAAAGAAATTAGACTATTCAGAGTATGGGTCACTTCACACTTTATATAAGAACAACTATGCAAAATATCTTGAATACAATGTTCGAGATGTTGTTCTTGTAGAAGAACTAGAAGAGAAACTAGGTTTCTTAGACTTGACTCTTGCTATGTCTTACGATGCAAAATGTAATTACATCGATACATTCGGCATGGTGAAGTATTGGGAAACTATCATCTACAACTTCTTAAAAGAACAAAACATTCAGACACCCCCACAAAAACTAAAGACAGGTAATGATAAGAACAAACCTATTGTGGGTGCATATGTTAAAGAACCTATTGTTGGTGGTCACGATTGGGTCATGTCATTCGACTTGAATTCACTGTATCCACATTTGATTATGCAATACAACATTTCACCTGAGAAGATGGTCAAAGGTAATCGACAAGATGTGACTGTAGATAGAATGTTAAACAAACAATGTGACTTATCATATTGTAAACAAACTAACACCACTGTTGCACCAAACGGTGTTCTTTTCAGTAGAGATAAACAAGGCATGTTTCCTGAACTCATGCAAACTTTCTATGAAGATAGAAAACGATTCAAAGGTCAGATGATTGAGTATCAAAAAGAACAAGAGAAGTGTACTGACCCTAAGAGAAAGAAAGAACTTTCAAGACTTATCAGTAGAGCTCATAACAATCAACTTGTTAGAAAGATTGCATTGAACTCTGCTTATGGCGCTCTTGCGAATCAATACTTTGCATTCTTTAGTATTGACCTTGCAGAGGCGATTACAACAGCAGGTCAATTATCTATTCGTTGGGCAGAGAAAATCGTAAACGAATATCTAAATAAGATACTTAAAACAGATGAAGACTATGTGATTGCAATTGATACTGATTCAGTATACATTACAATGGATAAATTTGTTCAAGCAGTTATGCCAGATGAAACAGACAAAACTAAGATTGTAGAGTTTTTATCTAAAGTTGAGAAGACAATCGAAGATGTTTTAGAAAAAGGTTTTGAAGACCTTGCAGACTACACCAATGCATTCGAACAGAAGATGGAAATGGGTCGTGAAGTAATTGCAGACAAAGGTATCTGGACTGCAAAGAAAAGATACATTCTAAATGTTCATGACAACGAAGGTGTCAGACTTGCAGAACCTAAACTAAAGATTATGGGTATTGAAACTGCTAAGTCATCGACACCATTATGGGTTCGTAAAAGACTTGAAGAAGCATTGAAGATTGTTATGAGGGGTTCTGAAAAAGAACTATGGGAGTTCGTAGAAACTTCTCGTAAAGAGTTCAGAGAATTGCCTGTAGAAGATGTTTCTTTCCCTAGAGGTTGCAGAGGTCTAATTCAATATCAAGACCCAACAAACATATACTCAAAGGGAACACCCATACATGTACGAGGCGCTTTGTTATACAATCATATGTTAGTTAACAAGAACTTAGACATGAGATATGAAACTATTAAGAATGGCGATAAAGTTCTTTTCACATATCTTACTTTACCAAATACAATAAATGAGAATGTCATCGCATTCACTAACTCTTTACCAAGAGAGTTTGACTTACATAGATATGTTGATTATGACATGCAGTTCGATAAATCATTTATAGAACCTCTAAAAAACATTGTTCAATTAATCAATTGGAATGTTGAACCTGTAGCAAGTCTAGATACTTTTTTCGCATAAATAGATGTGTGAATAAAAAGAATAGAGAAGTTAGAACATGCCCTACAGTCAAAAGGTACTAGATAGATTTGAGGGTGTATTAAATGCACCAAAACAATTTTCAGTGGGTCGATTCGACCCTAAAGACCCTAATGTAGCAACAGGCATGGCAGGTGCACCTGCTTGTGGTGATGTCATGAAGTTGCAATTGAAACTAGATGAAGAAGAAAGAATCATTGATGTAAAATTTAAAACTTACGGATGTGGTTCTGCTATTGCATCGAGTTCAATGTTTGTAGATTTACTCAAAGGTAAAACAATAGAAGAGGCAAAACTTATCAGAGATAAAGATATTGCTGAAGTGTTAGAGTTGCCTCCGATAAAATTACATTGTTCAGTTCTCGCAGAAGAATCAATCAAGAAAGCATTAGAAGATTGGGAGAATAAAAATGTATGAGTATAAAGTATCAGTAGTAAAAGTCGTAGACGGAGACACCGTTGATGTAGATATCGACCTAGGGTTCGGTATGGTTTATAAAAAACAAAGAGTAAGGATGCTTGGCATCGATACTCCAGAATCTAGAACTAGAGATTTAACTGAAAAGAAATTCGGTAAAGCAAGTAAAAAACATTTAAAGAAATTATTAGAAGAAGCAGATTCAATCTCACTTGTATCGCATGACAAGGGTAAGTTCGGAAGAATCTTAGGTGAGTTATTCACTCATCACATCGAAGGTCATCCTGTCTTTGGGCATAAAGTAAATGTCAACGAACAAATGATTTTAGATTATCATGCAGTAAAATATACTGGTGGTAATAAAGAAGAGATTGAAGAAGGTCATATGAAGAATCGTGATAAATTAATTCAATTAGGACAAATAGAACTATGATAATCAGTGCTATAGATATTTTCTACATGTTTATGATTATCATAATTTTTGGATTCATTGTACATCTTGAAACTGAGATGAAGGTATTACTTACAATGATGAAAGAACATACAAGGTATAGAACACCTTTATGTGATAAAGAACTTGAAAACATAGAAAACCGACTAGACAAATTAGAAGATAAGTAGTAAACTAATACTAGTTTATGAAAATACATTATGAGAGGTGTGAATTATGTCGTTTATAAAAGACTTAGTTAAATCGTCTGGCAACGAATATGCAAATATCGTGGCAGATGGCGTCGCCGCTGGCGATGTAGATAATTTTGTAGATACAGGTAGTTATATCTTTAATGCATTATTATCAGGCTCATTATATGGTGGGCTACCAGCAAACAAAATCACTGCAATCGCAGGTGAGTCAGCAACAGGTAAAACTTTCTTCGCATTAGGAATGTGCAAACAATTCTTAGAAGATAATCCTGATTCTGCTGTAATCTATTTCGAATCCGAATCAGCAATCAGTAAACAAATGATTGAAGAAAGAGGAATCGATTCAAACAGAATGGTTATCGTGCCTGTGGTGACTGTTCAAGAATTCAGAAAACAGGCAATCAGTATTCTCGATAGATATCTTGAAACTCCTGAGGACGATAGACCTCCGATGATGTTTTGTTTAGACTCTCTTGGTATGTTATCAACTACTAAAGAGATTGAAGACACAGCAGCAGGTAAAGAGACAAGAGATATGACGAGAGCTCAAGTCGTAAAAGGTGCATTCAGAGTTTTAACTTTAAAACTTGGTCGTGCAAAAGTTCCGATGATAGTGACCAATCATACATACGATGTAATTGGTTCAATGTTCCCACAAAAAGAAATGGGTGGTGGTTCAGGTTTGAAGTATGCCGCCTCTTCAATTATCTATTTGTCAAAGAAAAAAGAAAAAGAGGGTACAGAAGTTATCGGAAATATTATACACTGTAAGAATGCCAAATCTAGATTGACTGTAGAAAACAGAATGGTCGATGTTAGATTGACATACGATGAGGGTCTCGACAGATATTATGGTCTATTAGACCTCGCATTGGCAAGTGGTGTCTTTAAGAAAGCATCAACAAGGGTTGAATTACCAAATGGCAAAACAGAGTTTGGTAAAACAATAAACAATAATCCAGAAAAGTTCTTTACAGAAGAAGTAATGCAAGAACTTGAAACAGTGTGTAATCAATATTTTAAATATGGAAACGAGAATAGAACAGACAATAATCAAGAATCTGATTCAGAGTGAAGAGTTTACACGGAAGGTCATTCCGTTCATCAAATCTGAGTATTTCGCCGATTCATCTGAAAGATTAGTCTACAGACTAACAAGAGATTACTTTGATAAGTATACAAAGAATCCAACAGTAGAAGCACTTCTCATAAATCTTGACAACGAAACATCTCAGTCAGAGAATGTTGTTCAAGAGGCAAAAAAACTACTGAATAATCTCAATACAGATGATACGCCATTCGATTGGTTAGTAGACGAAACAGAATCATGGTGCAAAGATAGAGCAATCTATATTGCAGTTATGGATTCTATTGAGGTTATCGATAAGAAATCTCAAAGGTCTACAGGTGAAATACCAGAGTTGTTGAAGGATGCCCTTTCCGTGTCTTTTGATTCTCACATAGGTCATGATGTATTAGAAGACGCTGATGATAGATTCGACTTCTACAATACAGAAGAAGAAAAGATACCTTTCGACTTAGAATACTTCAACAAGATTACAAAAGGTGGGTTGCCGAACAAGACTCTAAACATTTGTCTTGCAGGCACAGGTGTCGGTAAGTCATTGTTCATGTGTCATATGGCATCAAGCGCTTTGATGATGGGTAAGAATGTATTATACATCACACTTGAAATGGCAGAAGAAAGAATTGCAGAGAGAATCGATGCAAACATAATGAATATACCTATCAAAGAACTGCCGAGTGTCACAAAGAAAGATTATACAACTAAAGTCGAAAGACTTAAAAACAAAACAAAAGGTAAACTCATTGTAAAAGAATATCCAACTGCATCTGCTCATGTAGGGCATTTCAGACATCTATTACAAGAGTTAGATATTAAGAAAGACTTTCAACCAGATATTGTCTTTATTGACTATCTAAACATTTGTGCATCACATCGTATCAGACCAGGTGCAGGTGCAAACTCTTATACATTAGTTAAGAGTATTGCAGAAGAACTTAGAGGTCTTGCAGTCGAATATGATGTGCCAATGGTGAGTGCTACTCAGACAACAAGAAGTGGTTATGGTTCTACAGATATTGGACTCGAAGACACTTCTGAATCGTTTGGGTTGCCAGCAACTGCTGACTTGATGTTCGCATTGATTACAAGTGATGAACTAGAAGAGTTAGACCAACTCGTAGTCAAACAGTTAAAGAATAGATACAACGACCCTACAATCTTTAAAAGATTTGTAATCGGTATCGATAGGGCAAGAATGAAACTCTATGATTGTGAACAAGAAGCACAAGAAGAGTTGTTCGATGCAAATAGTAATGACGACACTCCTGTATTCGATAGAGTCAGAGGTGCAGAAAAATTTAGTGACTTCAAAGTATAATGGAACCATTTGTTCAAAAACAATTTGACGAGTATCAGGCAAACAGAACTGAGAAAGAAATATTATCTAAAGAAGAACTAAGACAAAAGATTATTACAGACCTGAATCTTGTTTGTAATATGAGTGTAGAAGAATATACACTCTATCAGAAGTATCAAGAGATTCATATGAAGTATCCGACACAATCAGTTTCAACATTGTTCGGACAAGAAACACAATTAATCAATCAGGAACATGCGAAGTTAATCGATGAAACTAAAAACAATATATGGTTCCCAAACTCTCACGAAGATTTTGAGAAACTTGAACCAGAACTATTATACACCGATTCAGAAAAAGATAGACAGAGTGCTGGCACGCTTACAGAGAAATGGAATTGTTTACGAACTTTCACTCACACTCAAAAGAACTCTTCGAACATTGGAAGAAACTTACATTACATTATTAGAGATAAGGTTAGTGAGAAATATCTTGGCGTTATTTGTATCACTGGTGATTTTATCGACCTTACTCCAAGAGATGATTATATAGGGTGGGATAGAGAATACAAAACTAACAGTGGTAAACTAAATTGCACAGCAATCGGTTCTAGTATTCTACCAACTCAACCTCTAGGGTTTAATTATACAGGTGGTAAACTACTTGCTTTACTTTGTCTTGCAGATGAAGTTCAGAATCAATGGAAAGAAAACTATGGAGACACCTTGGTGTCAATGACAACCACATCTCTCTATGGTAAATCAAAATCAAATCATTTATCACAATACGATAGATTAAAACATTGGAAGAAAATGGGATTCAGTAAAGGGTCTTTATCATATGAGATTTCCAAAGACACTGAACGAGCGATGCTCGACTACGCTGAACATCATTATAACGAGAGATACTTTCTATTGTATGTCGCAAAGAGAGAGAATGGTCAAACATTAAAGAGAGACCATAGAAATCGTATGAGACAATTCATGTATTCTAAGTTAGATATACCAAAAGATATTATCAAGTCAGAACATCAAAGAGGTATATACTTCTCTACATTCTATGATAACAGTAGAGAATATCTTAGAGGTGAAATCGAAGAAGATAAGTTAGTCAAGTCATTTGACACCTCAGTAGAAGGTCTAACAAATCTTT